TCCAGGTCGGTAACCTTGCCGCTAAGTTCGGCAATTTTCGTGTCCTTATTCTGGATAGCTTCCAACACCTTATCTTCGGGGGTAGTTTCTGCCAGGTTAAGAACTTCAGTTAACTTTTTGAGTTCCATCGTTTGGGTTTTTAAATTATTAATTAATGAATTCATTACATCTACCATTTGTTTGCCATTGGCTGCATCGGCAATAAATGCTTTTTTTCCGGTTATCACAATCTCGTCAACCAGGCCTGCCTTTTTAGCCTCTTTGCTGGTGTACCAGGTTTCGGCGGCCATCTCGGTTTCTACAAACTTCTGTTTTATGCCGCGCATGTTTACAAATATCTCGGTAAGCATACCTTTAAGCGATTCAAGCATGGTTTTTTCACCATCACTCATCGCTTTGTTTTTTTCTTTGTCGGGCAAAAACGGGTTGTGAATCATCAGGCGGCCAAAGTCGTTCATCTTTACCTCTTTGCCAACCGTGGCAATAATGCCTGCCATACTCAGCGCAACGCCATCAATGTGGGTAGTAACTTTTTGGCGGCAATTGTACAAGGCAGTAAAAATGCTCATGCCGTGTATTACGCTGCCGCCCTGGCTGTTGATGTGTACATGTATTTCGCTGTATTGCCCTTCGGTTGCGTTAATTTCACGGGCAAGCGCATGGCCGTCAACATCGGTGCCTATTTCGCCATAAATGCCGAAGGCTATTTTGTTTTCCGACTTATTCAATACATAATTCATCTTTTGCGCTGGTTTTTTGAAATTAGCTGTAAAACAAATACGAAAATTTTAATAAATGGCAAAACGCTATCATGCTGATAGTAAACACTATCACCCCGATAGCGTTTCTCCTTTTTTTAAAGGTATTGTGCCACTTTTGGATTTTATAAACAGATATTATGGCACTAAAAGACAAAAGAGAATGGGCGGAGCTACTTTACAGCCGTACCATGATGACCCAGAAGGAAATTGCCGAAAGGGTAGAAACCAGCGAAACTACCCTTAGCAAATGGAAAGAACAATATAACTGGGATCAGTTGCGCACCAGCTTTTACATTACCAAAGGCCAGCAACTTAGCCGCATCTACCAACAAATTTCGGCTTTAAATAATGCCATAAGCGAACGCCCAGACGGCGAACGCTTTGCCAATACACGCGAGGCTGATATTGTGTGCAAACTCGCCGGTGCTGCCAAAATACTCGAAAGCGAAACTTCCATCAGCGACATTGTTGATGTGTTTATTGCCTTTACCGACTGGCTTCGCGAAAACGATTTTAACCGTGCCCGCGATATTTCGGAACTCATGGATGCTTTTATCAAATATAAATTATCCAAAAACTAATGAAATCTGTTGATAAAGATGCTTCACTGCGCTGGGACGACTACCGCGAGAACCTGAGCCGGGCAACCCCGGTTCCGGTGGAAACCGAAAAGGAGCAGAAAAAACGTATTGCCGAACTCGAAAAGCTCCCCGAATCGTGGTTTGCTTTCTATTTCCCTAACTTCTACTTTGCCGCTCCCGCCAAATTCCATATCAGCTCAACCAAACGCCTTATTGCCAACACCCGCTGGTACGAAGTGCGCTGCTGGAGCCGTGAACTTGCCAAAAGTACACGCGGCATGATGGAAGACCTTTACCTTGCCATGACCGGACGATCTTCAAACTTCCTGCTTATTTCGCACAGCTTCGATAATGCCTGCGAGCTGCTCATGCCTTACATGATAAACCTCGAAAGCAACAACCGCCTTATCAGCGATTACGGACTACAAAAAGGTGTGCGCAACTGGGAAGTTGGTAAACTTGTTACCAGGAAGCGGTGCAGCTTCAGGGCTATCGGTGCAGGGCAGTCGCCACGCGGTACCCGCAACGAATGGAAACGCCCCGACGTAATCCGTATTGATGATATTGATACCGACGAACGCTGCCGCTCCGAACGCCGTGTAAGCGAAACATGGCAATGGATCGAACAGGCACTTATCCCAACAGTTTCGGTGTCGGGTAGCGCACGTATTGTTTTCCAGGGCAACCTTATCAGTAAAAACTCGGTAATGGCGCGTAGTATCGAAAAAGCCGACCATGTTGATATTATCAACATTCGCGATAAGCACGGCCTTAGCTCCTGGCCTGAGAAAAACACCGAAGAACACATTGACTGGATTCTCTCCAAAATATCATACATCAGCGCTCAAAAAGAATATTACAACAACCCCATTTCGGAGGGTACGGTATTCAGGGAGATGCACTACAAAAAAATGCCACCGGTTGATGTGTACAAATTCTTAGTGGCTTATGGTGATCCTTCGTTTAAAGATACCCGCAAAAACGACTACAAAGCCGTGGTAGTCATGGGCAGGCACAAAGACGAATATCACATCTTAAAGGCCTACGTTAACCAAACCACCACTGCCGAAATGGCCAAATGGTACATCGAAATATGCAATACTTTCCAGGCTAAAGTGCCTGTGTATTATTACATCGAAGGCAACGCAACACAGGATTTGATTGTAAACCAGATTAAACGCACTATTTTCGATAGCCAGGCCAACCTGCACATCACCACCGACACCCGTAAAAAAGGCGATAAGTTTTCGCGTATCGAAACCGCTTTGGAACCCATCAACCGCGAAGGTAAGCTATACCTTAACCTTGCCGAAAAGGACAACCCTCACATGAAACTTTTAGAGGAACAGTTCCTTGCCATCGAACCATCGCTTCCGGCTCACGACGACGGCCCCGATGCTGCCGAAGGTGCCAAATATATTATTGACCGCAAACAGGCCTCACTAAACCCTATCGTTTTAGGCCAGCGCGGCACAGGATCATATTCAAACAAAAAACGCTTTTAATAATATGTACCGGGATGCAAGCCCTGCAAGGGATGGCAGCCCTAAATAATTTATAAATCATGTTTCTATCAAAAGACGAATTACGAACCCGCTCCAACATCGAAATTATTGATGCCATAACCCGCAACGATAACACCATTGTCGAAATCATTATCAGCGAATCTATCTCCCTGATGAAGGGCTACCTGAGCGCACGGTTTGATGTTGCTCAGATATTTGCCGGTTACACCCCGCCCGAACCCGACACACGCGATCCGGTGGTGGTTAAAATATTAAAGGACATCGTAATTTACGAAGTCTATTCATCGCACAACCCTAACATAATGAGCAAGGTGGTTAACGATAACATGGAACGTGCCATCAACTGGCTTAAAGAAGTGCAGGCCTGCCACATAAATCCCGACCTGCCTAAACACCCCGATCCGCAAACCATCAATTACGTCATTGCAGGTAGTAACCCTAAACGTACTTTACATTATTAATCATTTCCCCTGTACTCACCCCTCCCCAATTTGGGGAGGGGTTGGGGTGGGGCTAATATAAATATCATGGAAAAAACTCTTGTTTCAAAAATCGAAATCCGCGAAGTTCACCGCGACACCAAAGACATATCAACCTGGCGTAATGCACTCATTTATGCCGAAGCCATTTACAACCCAAACCGCCAGCCGCTTTACGACCTCTATTCCGACATCATGCTCGACGCGCATCTTACGGCACTTATCAACAAAAGGGTTAATGCTATCGTTAACCAGCCGCTAAAGTTCGTCAACAACGAAAAAGAAAACGAAGCCGTTACCGATATGCTCAACACCGAGGCTTTTATCCAGTTGGTTACACACCTGCTCATGGCTAAGTTCTGGGGCTTTTCGCTGGTTGAATTGCAGTTCGACACCGAAAACAACGCCATTACACCTACCCTGATTGACCGCCGCCATGTAAAGCCTACCAAAAAACTCGTGGTTAAATATCCGCAGGATATGTGGGGAATAGATTACACCAAGCCGCCCTACGATAAATACGTTATTTTTTCGGGACAGGACGAAGACCTCGGTATTTTGCTAAAGGCTGCACCACACGTGCTTTACAAACGTGGCGTTATTGCCGACTGGGCGCAGTTTTCCGAAATCTTCGGAATGCCGTTCCGCAAAGGTACTTACGATGGTTACGACGATAACGCCCGCCGCCAGTTGGAAGGCGCTATTAAAAACGCCGGATCGGCAAGTTACGCCATCATTCCCGAAGGCACCAACATCGAGTTTATCCAAAGCACCGCAACCGGCTCAACCGACCTGTACAACGAACTGCGCAAAGCCTGTAACGACGAACTTTCGGTACTTATCCTGGGACAAACCCTCACCACCAACCAGGGCGACAAAGGCGCACGATCGCTGGGCGAAGTACACGCCGAAGTTGAAAGCATGATTAATGCCGAAGACCGCATTTTTATTATGAACCAGCTAAACCATAACCTGCTGCCGCTCATGGAACACCACGGCTACGACGTTAAGGGTGGCAAGTTTGTTTTCGACGAAACCGAAACCATTGATACAGCAGTGTCGGTGGATATTGATTTGAAGCTCGCGCAACGCATCCCCATTTCAGATGATTACTTTTACGAAAAATACAACATCCCCAAACCCGACAACTACGATCAGCTCATTGCCGAAAAACAACAACAAGCCGAAGCCCTCAAACAGCCTCCCCCCGACCCCCTCCAATTGGAGGGGGAGGAAGAATCCCGCTTTAAGGCGGGACAGGGGGCAAAACAACAAACACCTTTGGCAAAGAAAGGATTCTTCGATTTTTTCGTAAAAGCCCCGTAATAGCGGGGCCGCAGTACCAACTCTGCCCGGTGTGCGGTGGTTCCCAATTCCCCGCCAATTCCCCTCCTTTGGAGGGGCAGGGGTGGCCTCTTAATGCCGCCAAAAAACCAACTAAAGAACAGCAAAAGCACCTTGCCGAACTCGAAAAAGCTGCCCAAAAAATGGCTAAAGCCATTTACGACGGCACACTTACCCAGGGCGACATTGACCCCGAAATGACCACCCTCGTAGCCAAACACCTGCACGAAGCCGTTCTTAAAGGTTACGGTCTTACCTCCCCCCGCATCGGGGGGAATGAGGGGGGCATTGCCTATAACACCCCCGACCACGAAATGCTTGCCAACCTCCAAAAAAATGTTTATTCGTTTTCGGCTGCCAAAAACTACCAGGAACTTAAAAGCCTTACCCTGGCACTTACCGGCGACGACGGCAAACTGCGTAAGTTTAAAGACTTTAGCAATGTAGCAAAGCAGATTGATAAACAGTACAACGTTACCTGGCTGCAAACCGAGTACAACACCGCCATTGGCAGTGGCCAGATGGCCGGACGATGGGTTGAGTTTGAAAAGAATAAGGATATTATGCCTTTACTAAGGTATCAAACCAGTGGCGATGCCCGTGTGCGCAACGAACACCGCGCCCTGGATAACATTACCCGCCCCGTTGACGACGATTTCTGGGATAAATACTACCCGCCCAATGGCTGGGGCTGCCGCTGCGATGTGGTGCAACTGCCCAATGGCACCGAAACACCCGCCGACAAACTAAACCACCCCGAAGTGCCGCCAATGTGGAGCGTTAACCTTGCCAAACGTGGCCTTGCCTTCCCTCCAAACCATCAGTATTTTAATGGTGTGCCGGAAGTGATTATTGAGAAAGGTAAAGATTTGATTGATGATTATACTCAGGAAGATATTGATAACTTAATTAAAGTGCCGGATTTTATGGAGGCTTTGCGTGATGTCAAATCTGAAAATATTAAAGACAACTTTTTACCTAATCATACCGAACATGAGATAGCCTCTATAAAGTGGTACACTGGCAGCGGGTATGAGGATTTAAACAAAAACTTATGGAAGGGTATTTCCGATAAGACTACAAATTCGTATGAAAAGGTATTAAATGCCGCTTTATCAAAATTAGAAAAAGACAATAAAAAAACCTATTTCAGGGGTACTGGATTAACAAAGGACATTATTGACCAGTATAAGAATCATTGGGAAAATAAACTGGTAAAAACCGAAAAGGCTTTTATTTCAACATCTTTAAATGAGGGTTTTGCAAAAACAATGAAAATTACAATGCAAGATGAATATCCTGTAATGTTTAAAATCTATGGAAAAAATGGACGTAATGTTAGTGGAATATCTTATAAATCTAATGAAGATGAGATTTTGTTTAAAAGCAAAACAGAGTTTAAAGTAATAGATTTTGAAGAGGTTAAAAATGAATTTGATAAGATAGAATATGAGATCAAACTTGAGGAATTTTAATCTAAGCCGTAGCTGCTTCTTACTTTTTTCTCAAACTTTAGAGCAGTTTTGCGATATTCTTCGCGCTCTTTTTCAGTCATTTTATCCCATTTTTTCTGGGATTCTTTTGAAGCCTTATCAAATAATTTTTCTATTTCAGGTGAAAACGGCATAATCTTATGTATTTAATTGGCAACAAAGTTAATACACAAAACATAAATATCAACAAACGGATAAAAATAATTTTAAAATGAAACATACAGAAGAAATTAAAATTCGATTTACTTACGATAACGTAAATCTGGAATCGGTTAACAGCACAGTAAGCCAGCTTATTGAGGTTTTTGTCGAAAATGAACTTGTTTTTGTCGAAAAAACAAACCTCAATCGTGGATTAATAAAAACCCGTTCGGGTATTGCCGGCGCAGCAAACCTATTGCACGGCCTTCTTTTAGGCCATCGGGATGCCAGGTATTATAATGATGAAGTGCTATTGAGGCCAGAAATTAAAAACCTGAAAGAGCAAATTGAAAAAGTGCTTATTCAGGCTCTTGATGGTGCAAAGAATCAGCTATGATTAAATTATTAACCTACCTCCGTGGCCTCCGTGCCTCCGTGGTAAATATTAAAACTCATGCAAACTTCAAACCCTTTTAAAGCCAGTTTAAACGCCGTTGCAACGGCCATTAAAGGCTTACCCCGCAAAATTGGGGCGCAGGCGGTTTTGTTTTCAAAGCAACGCTTCAGGGAGCAGGCCTGGGCTGATAATGCTACCCAACCCTGGGCTAAACGTAAACGCGGAGCTAAACGCGATTCAGGCCGTGCCATCCTTAAAGATTCAGGCCGCCTGCAACGCTCCATCAGGATTATCAGCGTAACGCCTAACAGCGTAACCATTGGCACCGACGTACCTTATGCCCAGGCGCACAACGAAGGCTTCCGCGGTACGCAAAATGTGCCTGCCCACACCCGCAGCCGATACGCCAAAGTAAAGGTAGGCACAGGCAGCTTTTCGGTTAAAACCCGCAAAGAACGAACCCGCACAACCAAACAAGCTGTTGATGGTGGCGATTATCCCGTTAAGGCTTTTACACGTAAAATGAACCTGCCCAAACGCCAGTTTATCGGCAACAGCCAGGTACTCAACAACCAAATAAAAAGGCTCATCACCGCCGAAATTAACCGGGCAATGAAAGCATAACCCCACCCCCATCCCCTCCCCAAATTGGGGAGGGGAGGAAGACACGACGCTCCCAGGAACTTCGTTTCTTCCTTCCCCCCATTTGGGGGGACTGAGGGGGGCAAAAATCATAAATCTAAAATCATAAATCATGGAACTCCTGTATGCAAAACTTATCGAGCGGCTTGCCGCAAAAGCCCCAAGCCTCCAATACATTGACCTGGATACCGGGCAAATTGACAACGAAGAACTAAACTACCCCATCCCGCTACCGGCTGCCCTCATTTCGTTCGACAGCATTGGATGGGACACGATGGGCGAGCTGGTGCAGGCCGGAACGGTTAACATTACCGTGCGCGTGGCATTCCCCATTTACGAAGACACCAACCAGCTTACACCGGCGCAAAGCCGCCTCGAAGGCCTCAATAAACTGCTGATATTAAAAGAGGTGCATGCTGCCTTGCATGGATTTGGGTTTACGCATTTTAACACCCTGTCGCGCTACTCAACCACCACCGAGCGCCGCCCCGACAATTTAACCGTGTTTTCGATGGTTTACAAAACATACCTTACCGACACATCG